CTGCGCACGATAAGTACGTAGAGGTCTTTGGGGGCGGCGCATCGCTGCTGTTTGCGAAGCGGCCCGTTTCCGTCGAGGTATACAATGACCTTGACTACGGGCTGGTTAATTTTTTTCGGATGCTCCAATCCCCGGAGATGTTCAAACAGTTTTATCGTCGAATTGTTTTTGTGCCATATAGCCGCCGCGAATATCTGGACGCGCGCGATTGGTGCTGTGAGCATGGTGGTCCGAACGCCGATCCGCTAGAATATGCTTTTCGATGGTACATCGTGGCTCGGATGTCATTTAGTGGGAGCTGGGGTGCCAGTTGGAGTAGCATTGTTACTCGTTCAATAAATAACAGGGCCGCAACGGCTAATAAGTGGCAAACTATTCTCTGCGAACTGCCCAAGATTGTAGAACGTTTGCTTCGTGTACAAATCGAACAGGCTGACTGGCGTGTCATCCTGGAGCGATACAGCGGAACAGGCTGGCTGGCCTATTGTGACCCGCCATATTTACATGAGACACGGTCGGAAGGTAAATATTTACATGAGATGTCGAGCAGCGATCATAAGGAGCTGATCGAGCGGTTGCTTGCTTACGATGGGGTTGTTATATTGAGTGGATATGCAAATGATATTTATTCGCCGTTGGAACGTGCTGGCTGGCGTCGATATGATTTTAAAACGGCGTGTCATGCGGCAGGCAAAACGCGGGCATCAGGCGCTCAGGGGAAAGGCGCAGCATTGAAAATGCAGCCGCGAACAGAAACGGTTTGGTGTTCGCAATCGAAAGGGAAAAAAACATTATTAGGTGTGCCGGTGAAACAGTTATAGATGGATGATAGAGCAATGAAAAAAAAGAAAATTAAAGGGAATGAACGGAGTATAAGTACAAAACAGGGGATGCGTGGCAAGCTGACGTTCCTGCAAGAAGAGTTTTGTGTGCAATATGTAATAGACGGGAATGGGCAGCGGGCAGCGGAGCGGGCCGGGGCGGCACCCGGCCCATCGGCGGGGGTCCGGGCTTCGAGGTGGTTGCGGCAAAGTAAAATACAAGCCAGGATCAAAGAGCTTCGATTACGGCAGGCCCAGCGGGTTGACGTTACGATAGATGAGATCGTTAGCGAGCTGCGGAAAATCGCATTCCAGAACATTGCGGACTACCGTGCCGCCGCTGCGGAGGGAAGCCTGGCCGGTGTATTGGAGAAACTCACCCGCGACCAAGCAGCAGCCATAGCCTCGGTCAAAGAGGTTACAACATCCACAGGCGTCAGTTTCCGGTTCGGTTTTCACAGCAAGGAAAAGGCGCTGGAGCTATTAGGTAAATACAAGGGTATGTTCACGGACAAGGTGGAAGTCACTGATTCGCCGAAAGACAGTATTTCGATAGCTGACTTGCAGTTGCCGTTAGAGGAACGTAAGCGGCTTTTACAGGCTGTGCGTGAAGCGAAAGCGGCCAAGCAGAAGGTTCAGGAGTGAATGTAGCTGATTTGTCAGCGGCGACTATCTCCGAGGATGCGCTTGTCGGGAGCGTATGCCGAGATAGTCTGTATGAGTTCGTCCGGGAGTTTTGGGGCGAGATTATCGACGAGCCGTTCGTGGATAACTGGCACATCGAGTATTTGTGCTGTGAACTGGAAAAGGTGGCCGAGCAAGTATTTAATCGTAGGCCTCGGCTATATGATCTTTTGATAAATATTGCGCCTGGGACAACCAAGAGTACGATCATCAGTGTGATGTTTCCGGCATGGTGCTGGACACGGGCCGTGTGGGTGCAGACGATCTGTGGCAGTTATGCCCAGGAGCTGAGTCTGGATCTATCGACCAAGTGCAGGGCCGTGGTGCAGAGCGCGAAGTTCAAGCGATGTTTCCCGAAGTTGCGTATCAGGGATGACCAAAACACAAAAACATTATTTCAGCTGCGGGATGTGGGCAAGGAGCGCGGTGGTTGGCGGTACGCGACCTCGACTGGTGGCAGCGTGACAGGCAGGCACGGCCACATCATTGTAATAGATGATCCCGTAGACCCGCAGGGCGCTGTGTCCGAAGCGGAGCTGAAGGAAGCCAGGGATTGGTTGACGAACGTGATCCCGAAGCGGCGCGTCCATCAGGATATGACGGTGACAATTATGATTATGCAACGGCTCAGTCCGGACGATCCCAGCGGGCTGTGGCTGGAGTGGAAAAAGGATCTGGGCTTGCCGATTAAAGAAATCTGCCTCCCGGCTGAGTTGGGGGACAATATCCAGCCCAAGAAGCTGGCCAGATTTTACAAAAATGGGCTGATGGATCCGCAACGGTTGGGAAGGGAAACACTGCGGGCGCAACGGCTTATCGGTGAGCACGCGTATGCCGCGCAGTATTTACAAAAACCTGTGCCTCCCGGTGGTGGAATGTTTAAAGTCGACCGCATCGGAATAGAGACGATAGACTATAGCGGCGCAGCGTGGCGGCTGGTACGGTACTGGGACAAGGCGGGCACAAAGGACGGGGGGTCGTACACAGTCGGTCTATTGATGGGCGTGAAGGGGATGGGGAACAGCGGCCCATTTTATGTGTTGGACGTGGTGCGCGGGCAGTGGGAGGCGGCTGAGCGTGAGCGCATCATCAAGCAAACGGCGCAGCAGGACGGTCATCGCGTACAACAGGTAGTGGAACAGGAGCCCGGAAGCGGGGGCAAGGAAAGCGCGCAAGCGACGGCGCGCAGTTTGGCGGGGTTCCGAGTGCGGCTGGATCGGGTGGGCGCGGGAAGCGGTAATAAAATCCAGCGTGCCGATCCATACGCAACGCAAGTCAACGCCGGTAATGTTATTTTACAAAGGGCGGATTGGAACCGTGCATATTTACGCGAGCTTGCGGAGTTTCGCGAATCGAGTAGGTACAAGGACCAGGTGGATGCTTCGAGCGGGGCATTTTCTTTTTTGACAAGGTCAGTCCAGATTGGGGTTTTCTAGGGAGTGTATGCAATGAGCAGTGACGATAGTGTTCAGCATCGGGCGCGTCAGGCGGTTCGGCAGGCGCGGCGAACGGGACAAATCGCCGCAGGACTTGAAGAACAAGCTGACCGTGCGGTTGAAAGCGGTGGTGACGTTGCATCATTGTTTGCTGGTGTGCGGCACGCTGTATCCAATGCGCTCACGTCTCGCTCCGCGCTGCTGACGAAAATGCTTGATCCTCGGCGAGATCTTAATACGGAGTGTGGGTATATTACCGATCCGCAAGCATCGGATTTTAACGATATGTATAAACAGGAGGGGGTGGCCCGGCGGGTGGTCCATGTGCTGCCGGAAGAAAGCTGGCAGGTTCAGCCGACAGTATATGAGACGGAAGATCCAGAGGAAACAGAGTTCGAGCGGGCCTGGCGGGACTTAGCGGAAGCGCATGATTTATTTACCGTGTTAGCGCGTGCCGATATTATATCCGGGATCGGGCGGTTCGGGGTGATCGTGTTGGGTATTGATGACGGTCGGCGGTTGGCGGAAGAGGCGGTATTCGGCGCTAGTGGACGGCAGCTTTTATATGCGCGGCCATTTGACGAAAGCGTTGTTAAGATACAGGCTATGGAAAAAAATACTGCAAGCCCACGATATGGGCATCCAATTCGTTACGCCATCCAGTTCGAGACTTCCGTGGGGGGCACCACATCGAGCGTTACGGAAGAAGTTCATTGGACGCGCGTGATTCATTTGGCAGACAATCGTCGAATGTCGGACGTGTTGGGCGTTCCCCGTCTCCGCCCTGTTTTTAATCGTTTACAGGATCTTCGCAAGTTGTTGGGTGGATCGGCGGAAATGTTTTGGCAGGGGGCGTTTCCGGGTTTCAGCGTCGAGGTGGACCCGAAATTGCTAGAAGCGGGCATGTCTGTTAACATCAATGTTGATGACGTGAAAGAACAAATACTTAATTACGTCAACGGTCTTCAGCGCTGGCTTCAGTTTATCGGACTAACGGTCAAAACGTTGGCCCCCCAAGTATCCGATCCTGCCGCGCATATCGAGGCGCAGCTCAAGGCGATTGCGATATCGTTAGGTATACCATATCGGGTGTTTATCGGGACTGAGGAAGGCAGGTTGGCTGGCGGACAGGACGCCAGGGCATGGGCGCAGCGGGTGCGGCACCGACAAATAAATTATTTGACTCCGTTTGTTGTTCGACCTTTGATTAGACGCTTGATCGACTTGGGCGTTTTGCCGGAGCCGCAATCGCTTACTATAGAGTGGCCGGAGATGCTGTCCCCGTCGGAACAGGAGCGTGCCGAGATTGCCAAGGTGCGGACTGAGGCTATTAAGACGTTCGTGCAGGGCGATGGTGAGCAAGTTGTTCCTCTGGCGTTTTGGCTGACTGAGATTTTAGGGCTGGAGACGGAGCAGGCAGATGCTATCATACATGAGCTGGAGCAGGGCGAGGCGGTATAGTACTGGGGGAGCGGTATGCGGATGATTGATCCATCCCGCACGTTGACTATCCGGCGTGCTTTTGTTGCGGATATGCGGCGGCGGTTTGCGTATATAAAACGACAAATACAAGCGCTGATTGTTGACTTGGATGTTTTCGGAATCAAGCGGACGGCAGGGCCTTTGGTTATACATGCGGGTGTGCCGGAGGTGGGCCGACAGGCATGGCGGTTCCGGACTGATCCGGAGAAGGTAAGCGAGTTTCGCAAGTGGCTGGAGGCGCAGACCACCGGTGCGGACCCGAAACTTGCCATACTTGGCCGGACTCCGGATGGGAAGCCGTGGCTGTCGAAATATATTGAGAGCGCCTATAAAAAGGGGCAAGTTCGGGCCTACAGGGAGGCTTATGGCGAGTTAGTGGATACGCCAGCGGGGTTGAAGCTTACGGATGATGGAAAATTATTTGGCATTTCGTTTGCGGGGCCGGAAGAAACCAAGCGGATCGAGGCAATCTATACTAGAGCATGGAACGATCTTGCGGGCGTCAATGATGCGATGAAACAGAAACTGTCTCGCACATTGTCTCGCTCATTGGCGCTGGGCTTGGCTGAGGGCAGGAGTCCTTATGCGATTGCAAGAGATATGCGAAAAGAGATAGATAGTCTATCCAAACTGCGGGCTGAAACGATTGCTCGCACTGAAGTGATTGCCGCTCATGCCGAAGGACAGCTTGATGCTTATGATGCGCTGCAAGTCAAAAAAGTACAAATACAAGCTGAGTGGTTGACGGCGGGAGATAATAAGGTTTGTCCCCAGTGTGATATTATGGGGACGGAGACTATGACAATAAAACAGGCGCGCGGATTGATTCCACTTCATCCGAACTGCGTTCTTGGCAACTCAATAGTGGTTGCACCTGACATTTTGTGCATGATGCGGGGGCACTATACCGGGGAGATAGTCGAGTTTGTTACGGCCAATGGTAGACGTTTTGCCGTTACTGGTAATCACATATTGCTTACGCAGAATGGTTTTCGATCGGCGCGAGCGATTCACGAGGGAGAGTATCTTGTAGAGACACCCGCTGTGGATGGTTCCGTCCAGAACCCAAATGTAAATGGGGATATGCCCAGCATTGAAGAATGCTTTGCTTCGCTGGCTGAACTTGAGCATATGTTTTCCAGACGTATGCCAACCGCCCCCGAAGATTTCCACAATGAAGGGCGTTTCTTCGATTCCGAAGTCTGCATTATATGGCCCGACTGCGAATTGTGGGATCAGGCGAAGGTGGGGGGATGTGAGGGAGTAGAACGCGCGCTCAAGGCCCTTCAGTTTGCTCGGCTTCATAGTTCGCTGTCTGCTGCTGGCTCGCTGGCACAGTTCCTCCATCGTATAGCGTTTGCCGCGAACGGTTGTATGAGCCGCTTTTGTGTTCCGTCGGTTCTCGGTAGGGCTGCGGCATTGCATCATAAGGCGATTGGCGGCGGCGCATCCTCTAATGGGGATGCCCGCATTGGTAAGGCGGAGGCGGATAGCGTTCCTGTCAATCCCTATCAGTCGCTCCAGGCGGTTGAGGCTCCAACCGGTGGTATACAGGCGTATGATTTTGGCGGTGTCCAGCTCACGTTTGATAAACTGACCTGTGTGCGGGTCTCTCATGTTACTGATACTCCTGTTTATGATTTAAGCACGCTGTCTACAGTATATAGTCTAAACGGGATCGTATCAAGTAATTGTCGCTGTGCGTGGGTTCCTGTAGCAGCCCCCCCACCGGATAAGGCGGGCGTTGACAGGACGATCAAGCGGGCAATCGTGGCGGGTGCCCCGAAGGGGACTACTCCATCACAGGCTATAGCTAAGAGCAGGTGGCTGGGAAAGGAAAAAATCGGCGGTACAAAAAAGATTGTTAGACGATCTACAAAAAAGAAGAGAGCAGTTCGATGAAGTTAAACCAATGGCAGGATCTGATTGTATGTTCGTATTTTACACCTGGTCCATACAAGAAGGAAGCGGATCGATTGATTGCTTCGCTGGAAAAGCTGGAACTTCCATATCATGTTATCCGTTGTGCGTTTTTGAAAGATAGGGGATGGAAGGCAGCCGTACGATATAAACCGTTTGCTATTGGCCGCTTTATGTCCAGGAATCCTAATCGACCAATATTATTTGTAGACGCGGATTCAGTGATAGTGAGAGATCCACGGTTGACTTTGCCGAATACGTGGACAGGAAAAGATGTGCCGCCGATATCGGTTCATTCATTCAAGGGCCAGCGGTGTAGTGGCACGGTTGTTTGCGCGCCAACGGACGGAGCGCGCAAAATATTGGTCGAATGGGCGAATTGTGACGCTGCCCGGCCTGATTTACCACGACCGCAGCAAGCATTAGAGTTTATAGACGCGATCAAT